GGTGCAGCAGCAGGTGGTGCAGGCGGCTCTGGCATAGTCATCCTGAAATACACCGTCGCATCACAGACTGTATTCACCTTCAAGTCATCGACCAAGTGGACTTGTCCGACTGGTGTGACCAGCGTGGATTATCTGGTCGTCGCTGGCGGTGGTGGTGGTGGTGAAGGTAACTACGGCGCAGGAGGTGGCGGCGGTGCTGGTGGGTATCGAACTGGAACAGGTTTATCTGTGACCGCCGGAACCGACTACACGGTAACTGTTGGTGGTGGTGGTGCGGGAGCAACAGCAGCAAGTAACGTAAATGGTGTAACAGGAAGTAACTCTGTTTTTTCAACCATTACTTCAAATGGCGGTGGTGGCGGTGGTACTCAAGCAGCAGGAAGTAATGGCGGCTCTGGTGGTGGCGGGTCTAGTGCTAATACTGGCGACCCTAATAGAAATGGCGGTTCAGGAAACACACCATCTACTTCACCAAGCCAAGGAAACAATGGCGGTACTGGGCCTCTACCGTATAGCGTAGTTACTTCTTATGCTGCTGGTGGAGGTGGCGGTGCTTCTGCTGTTGGTGGCAATGGAACAGCCGGAACATCAGCAGGTAACGGTGGTAATGGCACAGCATCATCAATTTCTGGTTCGTCCGTAACGTATGGTGGCGGTGGTGGTGGCGCTACTGGATTTTCTCCGGGTGGTAGTGCCGGAACTGCTGGTACTGGTGGCACAGGTGGTGGCGGTAACGGTTCCAATGGAAGCGCAAACGGAAGTAATGGAACAGCAAACACAGGGGGTGGTGGTGGCGGCGGCGGTTATCCAAATGGATCGACTAAAGCTGGCGGCTCTGGCGGCTCCGGCATCGTAATCATAAAAATCAATCAATAACTATGGACACAAAAATCTACCGCTTCTTTGGCATTGACGTAGCAATGCAAATGCTACGTCCGGGTGCGAAATGGGAAATCAGCAATGGTGTTTTCACTCGATGGGAAGACCCTCGTCCTTGTCCAAGCATTGAGGAAGTGTATTGGGTGATGGACAAGATAAAAGAGTTTGAGGAAAGCATCCCGACTATCTACTTGCCGGAGCAGCTTGAAGCCATGAACGCGCATGTTAAGGAAATAGAGGAAGCAATCGCATGAATATGCACAACCTATTTCCGACACCTATCGGGATGTTTGACCTTGACCGTCCACTGACGGATGAGGAAATGCTGTTTGTGCGCGGTCAGGAAACCAGACCGAATGAAGGCAACACCACCAGCGTCAACAACTTTGTGCTGCGTGACCCTACGATGACTTCTCTGCGCGGCTGGCTTGAGGATTGTGTGGCTGAATACTTTAAGGCAACCAGCAACCCAAAGCACGACGTTGACCTGCGGATTACACAGAGCTGGTTCAACTATTCAGAGCAGGGTCAATGGCATCACAAACACGCGCATCCGAATAGCTTTGTGTCTGGTGTGTTTTATCTAAACACTAATCCTGACGATAAGATTTTCTTTTATCGCTCTGGCTGGCAGCAGATTAAGTTCCCGCCGGAAGAATGGAACTTGTACAACTCCGAGAGCTGGTGGTTTGAGGCGATTACCGGAAGATTGATTTTGTTCCCATCGTCGCTAGAGCATAACGTGCCGACGGTTCAGGGTGATGACGTAAGAATAAGTATGTCGTTTAATACATTCCCTGTTGGGGTTGTAGGCGATGAATTGAGTTTGACCGGATTAAAACTGGAGGCTTAAAGTGGCTCACTTTGCTGAAATTGACGCTAATAACGTAGTTTTAAGAGTTATCGTGATTGATAACAAAGACACATCAGACGCTAATGGTGTCGAAAAGGAACATATTGGTGCTGCTTTCTGTGAGCGTCTATTTGGTGGTACTTGGAAGCAGACCAGTTATAACGGAAATATGCGAAAGCACTACGCAGGTGTTGGTTATGCCTATAACTCTGTACGAGATGCGTTTATCCCACCGCAGCCGTATCCTAGTTGGACGTTAGACGATGATGCCAACTGGCAACCACCTGTAGCAATGCCGACAGATGGCAAGATGTATTCATGGGATGAAGCAACTCAACAATGGGTGGCTAATGACGCCTGAATTGCAAAAATACTACGAAGACAGGTTCTCTATGATGGCCACATCTGGCTGGGCCGACCTGTTGGAAGACGTTGACAAGATCATATCGACGTTGCAGGATATTTCTACCATTGACGGCGAGAAAGACTTACAATTTAAGAAAGGCGAATTGTCTATCTTGACTTGGCTGAGAAACCTTAAATCGGTCAGCGAACAAGCATATGAGGACTTAAATGCGCAGGATGTATGAATTTCTCTGCGAAAGCGGCGAATTAATTGAAAGATTGGCAACTTTTGAGCAGCAAGTAGTTAGTTGCAAGTGTGGCAAGTCAGCCCGCCGCACGATTTCTGCTCCGCACTTCAACCTTGAAGGGTGGTCTGGTCATTTTCCGACGGCGTATCATCAATTTGACCGGAAACACCGTGAAAAGTTAGAATCGGAGCGCAAAGCGAACGGATAAGCATTTTTGCCCCGTTCATGTTTAATCCTGGGAACCAAAAGATGGCAGGAAAAGGAACCACGACATGTTGATTGACAATGAACCCGAGATGCCTAGCGAGTTAGAGGCAGAGGAAGCGAAACTACCCGACGCAGTAGCGGAGTCTAAGCCGGAATTACCGGATCGGTACCGAAATAAGTCGCTTGAGGACATCGTAAAGATGCACCAAGAGGCCGAAAAGGTCATCGGAAGGCAGGCGCAAGAAGTCGGGGAAGTGCGGAAACTGGCCGACGAGCTGATCAAGCAAAACCTTGGGGCACGGCAAGCGACTGTTGAAAAAGAAGAGCCGGAAGTAGACTTCTTTGAAGACCCTAAAACGGCAATTCACAAGACGATCGAAACGCATCCGGATGTTCTGGCCGCTCGCGAAGCAAGCGCCCAGTTCAAACTGTTGCAAACGAAGCAAAAGCTGTCGCAGGCACACCCTGACTATGAGCAGTTGATCAATAGCGAGGACTTTGTGAACTGGGTTAAATCATCCCCAGTGCGCATTGAGCTGTTTGCGAAAGCCGACGCCAAGGCAGATTTCGATTCGGCGAATGAATTGTTTAGTACCTACAAAGAACTGCGCAATATTCGTGGTGAGCAAGTCAAGCAGCAGGCAACTGCCGCGCGCCAGCAGACCATGAAGGCAGCGCAAGTGGATAGTGGGGGTACCGGGGAGAGTTCAAAGCGGGTTTACCGACGTGCTGACCTTATTCGGCTGAAAATGACCGACCCAGCCCGGTATGACGCACTGTCTGAGGAAATCATGGCGGCGTATCAAGAGGGGCGGGTCAAATAAACTTTTGACTTTTTAGGAGCTAGACATGGCTAATACAGCTTTTTCCCCAGCAAATAGCGTTACCCCAACAACAGCAGCAACATTCATCCCAGAGATTTGGAGTGATGAAATTGTTGCCGCCTATAAGAAGAACCTCGTTCTGGCCAACCTGGTCATGAAGATGAACTTCCGTGGCAAGAAGGGTGACACCGTCCACATCCCAGCACCAACCCGTGGCTCTGCATCGGCCAAAGTATCGACCGACGCAGTGACTTTGATCGCTGCAACCGAGTCCGAAGTTCAGGTATCGATCAACAAGCACTACGAGTACAGCCGCTTGATCGAAGACATCGTCGAAGCCCAAGCACTGAACTCGCTGCGTCAGTTCTACACTGCCGACGCTGGTTACGCGCTGGCTCGTCAGGTGGACACCGATCTGGTTCGCCTCGGCCGTGCTTTCAACGGTGCAACCGTTGGTACTGACGACTATGCAACCAGCAACACCACGACCAAAGCTTACATTGGTTCAGACGGCACCACCGCGTACAACAGCACCACCACAAACGCTGCTGCCCTGACCGATGCTGCTATCCGTCGCACCATCCAGCGTCTGGATGACAACGACACCCCAATGGACGGTCGTTTCTTCATCATCCCACCATCGTCGCGTAACACCTTGATGGGTCTGGCTCGCTACACCGAACAGGCATTTGTCGGTGACGGCAGCGCCATCCGCAACGGTGAGATCGGCAACCTGTATGGCATCCCAGTGTTCGTCACCTCCAACGCCGACTTCGGTGCTGGTGGCTCGGGCACTGACCGTATCTGCCTGATGGGTCACCGCGATTCGATGGTGTTGGTTGAGCAAATGGCGATCCGTTCGCAGACTCAGTACAAGCAGGAATACCTCGGTACCCTGTTCACGGCTGACACCCTGTACGGCGTAAAAGCTATGC